TGTTTATGACAATACATATTAATAGCAGTGTTAAAACGCTAGGTCGAAAAATACTATCAGGTGATGTTGTTGAATTTCCACATCTAATTGATGAATATGCATTAAACGATTATTCAGTTGCACTTAAAAGATATTATGTAGTTGAAGATGTAAACCGTGCTGCTGAAGGATTTTCGCAAACATGGTATCCGCATCTTTATAGAGTTAAATTAAAGCAAATATACGACGGACAAGAGTTCAGCGAAATATTAGATTTACCTGCAGGTGATGATGCTAATAATACACTACGCGATGTACTAAGTACGTTCGAAACAGAAATGCAAATTAACAATGCAGTAGTTGCACAAGCTGACGCAGATTCTGCAAAAAGTGGATACGATACTAGTAACCTTTACACACTACAAGTTGATAATCAAGGACGTCCTGAATTAGTTACTACTGATACTAGCGAGCTTGATGCATCACAAGCTGACATACTAGCTGATAGAGTTTCTCAAACTCCTGCTAGAGAAGGATACCAAGGATATTTGTTAGGTGACAATATTGCTCCAAATGGAGAATCGTTTGGAAGTGGAATTCAATTTCCTAATGCTGCGCAAACAGGCGATTATTTTTTACGAACAGACATGATGCCAAACAGATTATTTAGATACGATAACAGCCGATGGATCAAAGTTGAAGACGGTGTTAGAATGACACTAAGCAATACTGATACACGTACAACACTTAAAACAGGATTTGTTAACAATTCAACTACCTCAACAATTGGTGGTGATACCGTTGTAGAAAAACAAAGTTTATCTAAAGCACTTAAACCAAAGGCAGATAATTAATGCAACATTTTTATGATGGACAGATTAGACGTTACATAACACAACTAGTACGTTTGTGTAGCGGATTTCAATGGCAAGATAGTAGCGGCGGATTACGAAGTATACCAGTAAGCTATGGTGATTTAACAAGACAAGTTGCTAATATAATCAAAGAAAATAGTGAAAATAAAATGCCAAGTGTACCACGTATGGCAGTATATATTACTGGATTAGAACTAGACAGAGAGCGTTTAGCAGATGCTACTTACGTTGAAAAAGTTAATATACGTGAAAGAGCTTATGACGAAGCAGGTAATGAATACCTTAATACACAGGGTAAAAATTATACAGTAGAACGCATAATGCCAACACCATATATGCTACGTGTTAATGTTGATATTTGGAGTAGTAATACAGATCAAAAACTACAGATAATGGAGCAAATATTATCGTTGTTTAATCCTAGTCTTGAAATACAAACAACCGACAATTATATTGATTGGACTAGTTTAACTAGTGTTTACTTAGAGCAAATTAGTTTTTCAAATAGAACACAACCAATTGGTGTTGATAGTGAAATTGACGTAGGTACATTAAGTTTTAGTACACCTATCTTTATATCACCACCGGCTAAAGTTAAAAAACTTGGTGTTATTACACAAGTTGTTGCTAACATATTTGACGAAACACGAGGAACTGTTGACTTAGGCGATACAGTGCCAGAACTTAGTGCATATGCCGATACACCAGTTCCTTTAACTAAAACTACTACTGTAAATAGTGATCCAGAAACAAAAACTGATATTACAGCTAATATCAATTCAAGAGGCACAGTGTCTGCTACCTATCAAAACTACGGAGTATACATTACAGGAAACATAGCAAGACTTGTAGACAAACGAGAAGTTGGAACAACCAATTGGAATACCATTCTTGAATCATATCCAGGAACATATACTGCTGGATTAAGTCAAATACGTTTAAGAACTGAATTAGGAAGTTTTATTGTAGGACAAATTACATTAAATCCTATGGACGAAACACAGTTAACAATAACATGGGATAGTGATACATTGCCAACAGGCGATATTGTTGAAGGTCCTGCTCGTAACAGTAATAGTTATACAAGTTTTGACAAAATTGTTGAACCACAAAATTATAATCCAACAGACGACAAAGTAGCTGGATTTAGAATACTCTTACTTGATCCAATCAATACTAGTGAAAACGTTGGCGGCAGTGTTGGCGATACTCCGTATAACTATGCTTACGACGGACCTGATGCTTGGAAAAACAACGATGGGACTGATTTTGTAGCAAATGCTAACGATGTTATTGAATGGGACGGCTCTGCTTGGCAAACTGTAATTGATTCAACTGACAGTACAAACGGTATTAATCAGAAGAATTTAGCAACAGGTGTAATTTATACCTGGACTGGCACAGATTGGATCAAAGCCTACGAAGGCGAATATTCACATGGTACATGGTTAATACTGCTTGACGCATAATTATATGTATGAGCAAGATTATATGTAGCGGTGCGCTATTCTATACATTAGACACTAATCGATTTTTATTCTTACATAGGGTACAAAGTAAGAACAAAAATGTTTGGGGATTAGTAGGTGGTAAAAACGAAAAAGAAGAAACACCATGGGAAGGATTGCAAAGAGAAATTTCCGAAGAAATTGGATCTCTGCCTGATATTGTAAAACTTATTCCGTTAGAAACATTTGTTAGCAACGACGATACTTTTAATTTTCATACATATTTGTGTGTAATTAAGGAAGAATTTATTCCAAAATTAAATGACGAGCATGACGGGTATGCTTGGGCAACTTTTAATAAATGGCCCAAGCCGCTTCATAACGGATTAGCAAATACACTTCGTAGTAAAACTAACCAACAAAAACTACAAACTATTTTTGAACTTATCAAATTCGTTGCGTAGCCAATTAAAGTCGTTAATTTTTACAAGAGCTTCTAACTTACCTCTGTTAGATTCTCCGTATTTTTTGCCGTGATTAGCACCGTTAATCCCCGCATCTCCAAACTGTTTATCTTTGCCTCTAGTACACCAAGCATTTAATCTAAATTCTGTTTCTTCATCTAGTTGTCCATCAATTGCTCTTGAGGCAAGTTTTACACATTCTCTAAATGCACTGCGCCATGTACTAAACTCGTCTGTGTTAAATTTGGTAATATTACTAATACGATTAATTGTTTTAAACAACGGACTAATACTAGTTGTCATATCTGGTTTGCTAGTATCCATGTTTAATGTAAGTTCTCTTGGAAGTAATTTTACAGCACCATATCCGTATATCAATCCATTTACTGGATTCTGTGATTTCCATACATGCACAGTTTTTCTGCTATCAGGATCATATGCTGGCACATAGTACTCAAAGTTAAAGTTTTCTACTATTTCGGCATCGGCGTCAACGATCCAAATCATATCAGTTTTACACAACTTTGCAGCTTCGATGTGTGCAGCATGAATACCTTCTACTCCATGTACACGTTTTGCACGAGGAAATCTATCAGTTAATAATTTATAATTATTATCTGCATGTTCTTCGTCTTTGCTAATAAACACAATATCATAAAGTGTAGGTGTGCTTGCAACTACATTGTATTCTTTTTTGTTGGTCAAGAAACGCATATCTATTTCACGCTGTGTAACTGGACTAGTTTTACTGATTAGACTTATCCCGTCTCTAGCATCGCCATTTAAAAACACATGATTTGTTTCTCTTTCAAACCATTGATTATGTGTAAAATATAAATCAAATTTAAAATCATCACTTACATTTACTTCTGGCGGAATCATCCAAAACATTTCTGTTTTAGATTTCTTTATTGCTTTTTCATAATCTTTGTATGTATTAATAACAAACTTTTCGTATTGCACAGGACCACTAGCAACGACATTGTGTTCTTTCCTGCGAGCAATTAATCTATGTTCAATTTCCTTTTCAGTTAACGGAGTGTGTTTAGTACATAAGAATAATCCATTGTGATAATCGTTATCGTCTACTCTATGTATAAATGTATGATTTATTGTTCTATCATAGCTGTTGTGTCTACTAAAATATAAACTTAAATCAAAGTCTTCATTAATTTTAATATTTGGAGTTGTTGCCCAAAACATCTCTGAAGGAGATGTATCATATGCATTAAGATAATCATCATAAGTTTCAATATTATAAACTGGAAATGGTTTTGGCTGACTTATAATAACATCATGTTCTTTTCTATGGGCATACCAACGGTGATTAATTTCTTGTTCCGTCACAGGCGAATGTGTTGAAAATAGTGCAACGCCGTCCCAATGTTCTCCGTTTTTAAAAATATGTGTAATATTTCTATCGTAAGTGTTATCATGTGTAAAGTATAAATCAAATTCAAAATTAATATCAACTTCAACATCGCTAGGTATTGCCCAAAACATTTCAGTTTTTGAATTTTGCATAGCTGCTAAGTAATCGTTGTAATTGTTTATAACAAACTTTTGATAGTTTACAGGAAAACTTGCAACATCGTCCCAATGCTTTGCTTTTACTAAATGCCTATGTTCAATTTCTTTTTGTGTAACTGGTGCGTGTTTACTAAACAAAAATATGCCATTACGATATTCAAAGTCGCCAACCAAATGTACAAATGTATGATTAATATTTCGATCATAAAAGTTATCATGAGAAAAATAATATTCGCTTTCGTCAAAATCCGAAAAATCAATATTATTACTATATCCCCAAAACATTTCAGTATCGCTATTTTCCATTGCGTCAAGGTAATCGTTATAAGTTTCAACAAGGAACATATTATAAATGCATTCTTGACTAGCTTCAATGTCCCAATGTTTAGCATCAACTAAATGTCTATGTTCGATTTCCTTTTGTGTAATTGGTTTATGTTTACTTAATAAAAATACTCCGTTGCGTGTTTGTTGACCTTTTGCATTGTGAATAAATGTATGATTTTGAAATCTGTCGTATGTATTATGATGATCAAATGCTAAGTCAAAATCATAGTTATCAATATTAATATTACGACTTACAGCCCAGAAGAGTTCAGTAATACTTTCGTCCATTGCTTTTAAATATTCGTCGTAGGTATCAACAAAACATATATCATAGTCGCCGTATGCGCTT